CCGATCGCGCCGCCGAAGTCCGGGGCGGTCCTGCCCGGCGCGGCGTAGCGGGCGACCGTGGCGATGGACTGGGTGATGTGCTGCGTGCCGCCGGAGGTGTCGAAGGAGAAGCTCGACTGGCCGGTCTGCGGGGGCACATACTTGCCATAGCGCACGGTCACCAGCCAGCGGCCGGTGTTGCTGACGGTATCGACGAACTGCGGCTCCAGGCCCAGGGTCTGGCGGACCAGGCCATCGTACTGCGTGGGCGTGGAGGCCAGGGCCTCCGCTTTCGCGGCGATATCATCGGCCGTGCCTTCCAGGTCATATAAGAGCGTGACCGACGGGCTGTCGCCCGCCTGGCTCTCGCGGCTGTCGATCTTTTCTCGCAGCGTGATGGGCATATGAGGAGTTGTCAGTTGCCAGTGGTCAGTTGTCAGTCGAAAGCCAGGCCGCCCTGATCGGCGCGATCCAGCAGCCTCTTGGTGTTTCGGGCGGTCTGCTCGGTCGCGCTGGCGATGCGATCAGCCACGCCGCCGCCGGCCAGCCCGCGGGCTTCGGCGGCATTGAACGTGCCAGAGACACCGATCGTCTGCCTGGCCTTCTGATTCAGCAGGTCGCCCAGGCCGGCCAGCTGCTCGGTCAGATCGTCGATGCTCGGCGCAGCGCCCAGCGACGGCATGCCTGCATCCTCACCGTCGCGGGCTTGTCGTTTGCGGCGGGCTTCCGCGATGGCGTCCTGCCATTCCTTCCGTGCCGCCGCCAGGGCCTCTTCGGTCTTGCGGGCTTTCTCGGCCCGCTCGGCCTCCACGGCGTCGGCGATGCCTTGATAACCCTGGCCAATGTCTGCCAGTCGCCCTTCGTGTCGCTGGGACTCGGCGGCCAGGCCTGCATCCCGCTGCCGGGCGGCCTGATCCAGGGAGGATTTGCGGTCGGACTCGATCTGCCGGGTCTGCTGATCGTGCTGCTTCCGGGCGTAGTCCTGCTCGAAGGCGGCCTGATCGGCGGTGATGCTGCCGGTCTTCTCCCGCACCCAGATCCACGAGCGCACCATCGCATCGGCCGTACTCTCCACGGCCCTGGCGTGCCAGGTGGTGAACTCGGTCCAGAGCTGGCGCAGGAAGGCGACCCCCTCGATCCAGACGACTTTCATGGCGTGCCAGGCAATCTCCGCGGCGGCCAGCGCGCCATAGAACGCCCCGGCGGCGATCTTCACAAACCAGTCCGTGAACCCCACCCACACCCCCTGGAGCAGGGCCACGCCGTTGTCCCAGGTGAGCTTGAGGGTCAGCCAGAGGATGCGCGCGGCCAGGCCGATATCGCCGGCAGCCAGCGCATCGGCGATGCCCCCGAACGCTGCCAAGGCTGTCTCTTTGAGGGAGTTGAAGCGCTCCCCGAGCCACTTCAGGGCCTGCGCCCCCGTACCCGTGGCATACAGGATATATGCAGCCAGGGCGGCCACGGCTGTAAGGGTCAGGCCGATGGGGGACAGAATTGCGGCCAGTGCCGCGCCGAGAATGCCAATGGCGCTACCGACGGCGGTAATCGCCGTCGCCGCCGCCCCCATCACGGCTCCAACCGCCGAGATGGCGTATCCCAATCCCAACATGGCCGCGCCGCCGGCCAAGACCGCCGCGGTTACCCGTAACACTGTCACGATGACCTGGCGATTCTGCCCGATCCACTCACCGGCTTTGACGAGGATCTTCGTGAGACTCTCGGTCACGGTCGAAAAGGCGGGCTCCAAGGCCGATCCCACGATGGACACGCCCCGTTTGAGTACCTTCCAGAGCACATCCAGCCGGTCTCCGAATGCCTCGGCCGCCTGGGCATCCTCCGTGCTCATGGTCAATCCCAGACTGCGCGCGGATTGCCGAAGCTGCTCGATGCCCCTGGCGCCGCCGCTCATCAAGGGCAGAAGCGCTGTACCCGAGCGGCCGAAGAGTTCCATCGCCAGCGCGGCCTTGAGCGTGGAATCCTCAACGGCGGCCAGGCGATCGGCGATGAGCTTGAACTGCTCATCCGGCGCCAGGCCGTCGAGTTCCGCCACTGTGAGGTTGAGCAGTTTCAGCGCTTCCTGAGCACTGTCCGAACCCTTGGCGGCATTCACGATTGATCTCTGCATCTTCCGCAGGCCCGACTCCAGCGCGGCCAGGTCCGCCCCCGACTGCCCGGCCGCAAAGCCCAACTCCGACAGGGCCTCGACGGACACGCCCGTCCGCTGGCTCATGTCCAGCAGCCCGCTGCCCATGTCAGCGAAGACCTTGGCGCTGGCGGCCAGGGGCGCCAGGGCCATCGCCCCGAATCGCGCCATCCGGCCGCCCATATCGCTGATGGCCGTGCCGAAAGCCTTGAGCCTGGCGGAGGCTTGTTTGAGGCCGCGCACCAACTTGTTGTCGGTGACGAACAGCTCGACATATGCCGCGCCGGCCCGGATGCCCCGTGCATCAGCCATTGGTGGCCCTCCGCTTGAGCAGCCAATCCCGAATCCACGAGAAGGGATTCATCGCCGGCAGCAGGCGCGTCAGCTCTTTTCCGATCCGCCAGGTCCAGGAGAGGGGATTGCCCAGGCCGAAGATCACCGACATGGCCCCCAGCAGCAGCCAGGTGATGCCGATGAACCACAGCGCCCGCTCGATCCGCCGGCCCCAGCGCACATACCAGCGTCCTTCGAGCTCGGCATAATCAGCTTCGCGGTCGGCGATGGTGTCGGCGAGCGCTGCCACCTGCTGCTGCGCGCCCTTGAGGGCGTCGTAGGTGTGGGCCGCATCGGCGAGGACCTCCGCATGCTCATCCGATGCCGCAGCCAGATGAACTTTGCCGTTGGAGTCGGCGTGGGGGATGGCCTTCTGGACATGCCGCTCGGCCGACTCGGTATGGGCCACGATGCCGGCCAGGCCCTCAGCCGCCTGCGACACCGGGTCCGGCAGCGGTGCGGCGGCCGGGCCTGCGCAGCCGCCAATCACCAGGACCACCACGCTCAGTTTGCGCCAGGTTTTCCACATAGGTTGTCCACGCAGTGGTTGTCCACGAAAATGGTCTTGAGCAGTCGAATATCGCCCTTGATCGCCGCCGGCTTGCGTGCCGGCGTCTTACGCATGGGATGAAAGTCCGCCGGTCCAAACGCCCGGCCCTTCCTGGGGTCGCGATGGGCGTTGGCCAGCAGGGCCAGCACGGCCGAGGTATGGTTCCAGCTTTCGCCGATGCATCCCTCGGCCATCGCAAGCAGCTCCCGCAGGGTCAGCTCGCCCGGTTCGACGCCGACGATGCCAGCGCACTGCCAGATAAGCTCCCAGGCTCGATCCGCGCCAGTTCGGCCGCCAGGCGCTGGTCCAGTTCCGGGGAGTCCAGCCTCGCCTCCACCGCCGTCAGGGCGGCCGTTTGCAGGTGGCGGAGCTTGGCCAGGGCCTTGCTCAGCACCCGCCGCCGGCCCTGCGGGAAAAAATCAACCAGTTCCTCCAAGAGCGCCGTGGCGGCGTGGTCGATGGCATCGCCGCCCATGCCGCGGCCGAAGTCCACATCCGCCAGGCCCTGGGCATCCGCCTGTTCCTTGCACAGGCAGTAAAGGACATCGCACAGCAGCACGGGGTCGCCCACCAGGCGCTCGATGAGCTTGCCCTCGACGACCTCCAGCAGGTCGACCTTGGCCAGGTCGCGCACGCGCCGAATGGCGTCGACGTTGACCTGCACCGTCCAGGTCCGCCCCGCGTTATCGGTGAATGTCTTCATCGGGTTTGTCCTTTGTCCGTTGTCAGTTGGCCGCAACGGACCACTGACTACTGACCACTGACCATTACGGCACCGTCTTCCAGATCGGGGGATTGGCCGAGTAGGTCGGCTTGACCGTCACCTTCACCGTGATCGCATCTTCCAGCGGCTCTTCGCGGGAGAAGTCCACCACCATGCAGTCCGCCCACAGGCCCTGGCTGCCGTTGGTGGCGATCGGGCCATCCATGACGGCGATGCCGATCAGGCTGTTGTTGAAGTAGGCGTTCTTGATGGCGGTGAAGCCCGCATCCGCCGTGTCCCAGACCATCTCGAACTCGATGGTCCCTTCCTTGAGCGTGGCGGCCGTCGCCTTCCAGCCGCCGTTGGCGCGCGTGGTGACATCCGCCTCACCTTTTTGAAGGCCCAGCGTCACATTCTTGACGTTGGTCAGTTCCGACCAGGTGGGCGTGCCCCCAATGCCGGCGGCACAGAAGTACAACTTCGCATCCATTCCCAGTTTCACGCTCATGACGGACCTCCTACTTCACTGAGCCTGCCCAGAATGCGGGCAGGCGGTCTTTTACCTTCTCCAGTGCCGGTCCCATGAAGGGCCGGCGGTCGTAGTTCTCATCGCGGTAGCGGCCGCCGAACTCGTGCGCCCGACCGGAATCGGCCGCGACGGCATAGTCCGGGCCGATCAGCACCGACTGCACGGTCTTCTGCACGGCGTACTTGATCGCGTTGCGCAGCCGGCCCTTTCTCGTGTGCGGCGGCGAGCCTGGAGCCGAAGCCTTCGGGCTCTTCCTGATCGACCGCCGGGCCGTCAGGCTAATGGCCGCCCCGGCATGGCCCAGGCTGGTGATGCCGGCCTTCTGCGCGGCGCGCTTGACCTTGCCGGCGTCGAACTTGACCCTGGCCTTGGTGCCGATCATTCGTCCTGTGCTCCTGCGAACTCCGCCTTGAGGGCCGTGTACACGCGCTTACGCAGCGGCTCGGTCCCCTCATCCAACGTGAAGCGGTAGACACGCCGCTCGATGGCCTGCCCGCCGCTGTTGCGGATGGCGCGATTGACGTACACCGCCACGACGGCCTCCACCTCCAGGTCGCTCTCGACGGCGGCCAGCGCCTTGGCCTGCATTTCCTCGATCCGCAGGTAGGCGTTGGGGGCTAAGACGCCTTGCTTGAGCGTTCCTAAGTCAACCTTCAGCGCCACAGGGCACCTCCTCTTCCACAGCCTGGAGAATCGCCTCGACCGGATGGTTCAGGCACGCATCGGCGAAGGGACAGGTCCAGGGCATGTCCATCGCCGTCATGTCGAACAGGTGGCTGTTGGGCCGGCCACAGGTCGGCGTCGCACAGGCCTGGCGCACCAGGTTCCGGTGCAGGTCATAGCCCAGGAGCCTGGGGCTGGTGCCCGACCAGCAGACCACCGCCGGGGCGTCCAGCGCCGCCGCCGCATGCTGGAGGAAACTGTCCACCAGCACGCGCTTGGGGCAGACCACCGCGAGCGCGGCCAGGATGCGCAGGTGATCGACAACGGCGACGGTATTGTTGAGTTGCGGCTGCTCCGGCAGCCTCGCGTGCAGCACGGTGTAGTTGGCGGCCAGCGTGTCGGCGAGTTTCTGGGCCAGATCGATGGGCAGGCTGCGCCGCTGCATCCGGCCCTGTTGCTTGATGTACGCCAGGCGGCTGGCCTGCTCTGGGGGCGGGCCGGCGAAGGGCGCAAAGAGCAGCGCCGGCCTGGGCTGGCCGGCGACGAACTCCCGCGCCATCGCCAGCTCATCGGCCGAAAGCACGATCTGCCCCGGCTTGCCATCCCAGGTCACGCCGGCCATTTCGCACCACACGTCAATGAGGTGGCGCTCGGCGTGGATGTAGTCATCGTGCAGGTACGGCTCGACGTGGATGACCCTCGCCCGTCCGTGGCTCATGACCTGGTCGTAGAACTGCTCGGTGCGGCCAAAACGATAGACCTGCCGCACGTGCGGGTTGCTGACCCAGATGTCCGGCCAGCCGGTAACGACGTGGATGGGCAGGTCGGGGTGGGCGGCGGCCAGGCAGCGAGTGACGGCGGTGGCCGCCACGTTCTTGCCGGCCCCGCCGTTGACCACCAGGACGATGTGCGTGAACCGCTTCATGACCTTCCCTTCACAGCGTTTTACAGACCGGATGCCAGATCCCGCCGGAGTAGTAGCACATGCAGCCGCCGCAGATCGCGATCGCCCCCTCGCAGTCGCCGGCGCAGCCGGCCACAACCAGGCCTCCGCCGACATACGCCTTGGCGG